CTCGGCACCCGCGCCCAAACCCACGGCCTGTGAGTAGCCAATGACTGGCTCGTAGTCATCAAAATTTGGGGTCAATGCACTGGCTGCTGCCTGTTCGGGTAGATCGTCGCGTATGTCCGTGTCCTTACATCCAAGCTGCTTTGCAAACGACAGCACCGCCCGGTAGTTGAGGGCGATGACCCCGTTCATGTACTGGCTGATTAGGCTCTGATTCGCCTCACCTGGCCCCTCCCATTCATCAGCCATTTGCTGCTGGGTGGGCCTCTTGTCTCGCGGCAGCGCCTTCCAGATAGCCTTCAGCCGAGCAGCCGCTGCCGTGTCGGCAGGGGTGATAGTGCGGTTGTGGGGCTTGGCGCTGGGCATAACAGCAACGCTAATTAACGCGTTCATAGTTCGCAAATAGCCGGGCTGTTGACTGAAACAACAGCAGGGCTAATAATATGCCAATGGACATCCTCACCTATCGAAAAGAGAAGGGACTGTCGCAGGCAGCGTTCGCCGCCCTGCTGACGGAAATGGGTACGCCCGCCACCCAGGGCCTTGTCTCTCAGTGGGAGAACGGCACTACCGCGATCCGGGCAGAGCGGGCCGTCCAGATCGAACAGGTCACTGGCGGCGCTGTATCGCGCTATGACCTTCTTCCCCTGGTTTTCGGCCCTAGCCCATCTGTTGGCGGGCAGCCGCGCGCTGCCGTAGAGAAAACCCAGCCGAAAGCGCAGGTGAGTGCGCTGATCGACAGTCGAATGAGCAAGCGCGCGCTGCGCGCCCGACTCGGTCTCGCAAGCGACAAGCACCTGGCGACCTTGCTGCAGCTCCCCGCAGCGCAGGTCGAGGGTTGGCCGGAGGAGGGCGTCTTGCCTGCTCTCCCGCAGATCCAGCGCCTGCTCGGCGCCGAGGCCAAGCCGCCCGATCCCGTAGTACCCACCGATTTCGACCACGACCGCATTGTCCCGGTCGATGCGGCCTGACGTGCCGCGCGCTGTAGCAGTTCGCTCCACCACTCCCTCCTGAACTTCTCATACGGATATGTACGCAGATCCTTCGAACCTTCGTGACAACCCGATCAAGGTCCGGTTCAACGACACGGAAAAGGCACTGATCGATGCGGCGGCGAACTTCAACGGTCGCCAGCCTGCGGTTTTCGTGCGCGACCTGGTGCTGGCTGGCCTTGCCGCGTTGGAACAGCGTAGCCCCGACCGTGATGCGGCCTGAAGGACCCAACGAGTCCCTGGGGAGGGTCCATGGAAATTCAGCTGTCGCGCGACCAGCGAAAGCAGCTTGATCAATACGCGGCCTCGCGGGGGATCACTCCCGAGGAGGCTGCAACAGAGCTGGCACGCGGCGAACTTGGGCGCCGCTACCGGCTCCCGAGAAGTAACGGCGAAGTTGTCCCTTTTCAGGGCCTGAAACGTCCCGAAGACTCCACGAGGTAGTACCGATGAGCAGCACGCTCGCGCGCTCCACTGATCCGCACACCAGCCATGCCGCCGCTGCCGACCTCGTCGCCAGCGGAGCGCTGCGCGTCCAGCACGCCAAGACCGAGGCTGCGGTGATCCGCCACCCTGGCCAGAGCAGCCTGCACCTGTCGACGCTGACTGGCCTTGACCGCCACATGTTGGGTCGCCGACTGCCTGAGCTGGCCCGCGAGGGCCGCATTTGGCGCGGCCCGACCGCGCCGTGCGCCACCACCGGCAAGCCCGCATGCACCTGGTGGCCGGTTGCGCCGGGCGAGAACCTGACGCTGGGGCTCTGACATGTCGACCATCATCATGTCGCAGTGCTGGCCGCTGCAGGGCCTGAGCGTCACGCAGAAGGCTGTGTTGATCTCGCTGGCTGATCAGGCGAACGACGACGGCGTGTGCTGGCCGGCGGTGGGCACCATCGCCGCGCGCTGCTGCATGTCGGCGCGCGCTGTGCGTACGGCAATGGATCATCTGGAGGCCGTCGGCCTGCTGACCCGTGACCGCCGGTTCAACAGCAGCACGGTCTACAAGGTCACTCCGGCCAACTTCGACAAGGCCGCTGCGCCGTCGAAGGCTGGCCGTAAGTCTGGAAAGGCAGGTACTGCACCGGGCGCAGGGGCTGCGCCCCATGCAGGGGGTGCGCCCGCTGCAGGAGGGGATGCGCCCCATGCAGGGGGGATGCACCGGGCGCAGGTCTAGGGGTGCGCCCCGTGCCGCCTAACCGTCATATAACCCTCAATGAACCGTCAGGAGAACCGTCATTTCCGGCGGGCCTGCCGGCCGCGCCGCTGGCGGTGGATTCCGAAACCGACCTGCAGGCCGCGTGCCGTGCCACCTGGGCGGCTTACGCCAGCGCCTACCGTGACCGCCACGGTGTGGCACCGGTGCGCAACGCCAAGGTGAACAGCAACGTCCGGCAAATCGTGCAGCGCCTCGGCCACGGCGAGGCCCCGCTGGTGGCCGCGTGGTTCCTGACCGTCAACGAGCGCTACGTGGTGCAGAACATGCACGACCTGGGTGCGCTGCTGGCGAAGTGCGAGGCATACCGCACGCAGTGGGCCACCGGTCGGCAGGTGACCGAGGAAGCCGCCCGGCAGACGGACAAGACGCAGACCAACCTCGGCGCTGCCGACGCGGCCAAGGCTCTGCTGGCACAGCGGAGGGCGGCACATGCTGGGTAATCAGGAGCAGGATCGGCTGGTCGATCTGCTGGTGGCCACCGCCGAGGTGATTGGCGACCAGCTCAGCCCGAACGCCGCCGCCTACATGGTTTCGGATCTGGCGCAGTACCCGCTGCCGATGCTGGAGCGCGCGCTGGCGTCGTGCCGCCGGGAGCTGAAGGCGCGGCTTTCGCTGGCGGCGATCCTTGAACGCATCGAGGACGGCCACCCGGCACCGAATGAGGCTTGGGCCAACGCGATCCGTGCCGCCGACGAAGGTGCGACCGTGGTGTGGACTGAGCAGACCCGCGATGCGTGGGCGGCGGCGCTGCCGCTGGTGCAGGCGGGCGACAAGATCGCTGCCCGGCCGGCATTCCTGGAGGTCTACACCCGGTTGGTGAAGGAAGCGCGCGCTGCACACCGCACGGCCACCTACCAGCTGTCCCTCGGCGGCGACGTGTCCGGTCGGGACAGCGTACTGCGGGAAGCGGTGGCCGCTGGCCAGCTGTCGAAGGAACAGGTGGAGGAGTACCTGGCCCTTCCGCCCGCCACCCCGGCCTTCGACCCGTTGGCGCTGCTGACCGGAACGGTTGAGGTATCGCCGACAGCGGACGACCGAACCCGTGCGCACCTGGCCGAGATCGTCGAGCTGCTGGAGGGCAAAGCGGCATGAGCCCCGATCACTTCAACGTCGAAGTGCGCCCTGTGAGCGAGCCGGTGGCCGAGGCGGGCTGGTATCTGGCCTACGGCTACGGGATCAAGCCGCTGGTGGTCTACGCGACGCGCGGGATGACTGTCTGGCGCGACGGCATGCGGCGGATCCCGATCACCCGCTACGCCGGCCCGATCCCGGAGCTGCGCTGATGTGGTCAAACGGACCACCTCCCACGCGGGAAGAGGACGAACGCATCCGGGTGGCGAAAAGAGGTCCTTGCATGGTCTGTCTGCTGCTCTACATGCGGAACCTGCTGCCGAAGGAGCGAGTGATCCGTGGGTGCGAGTACCACCACTGCAAGTCCGGAAACAGCCGGCGCGGCCATGCCTTCGGTTTCGCCATGTGCCAGTGGCACCACGAGCGTAAGCCACTGCAGGGCAGGTCCTTCAAGTGGATGGCCCGGATGTACGGGCACAGCCTGAAGGATGGCTCCCGGACTTTCCACGAGATCTACGGCTCGGACGACGAGCTGATCGACCAACAGACCTACATCAACGAACTGAGGTTGAAGCATGACCGAATCAAAGCGATCTATGGCTGATACGGCTCGCGCGCTGTTCGAGGCGAATCCGGGACTGATGGTGACCTCGGCGCAAGCCAGTGATGCCGCCGGCGTTCAGGGCTGGAGGAAGCGACAGGCCATGAGGCGCACGCTCCACGACTTGGTCGATGCCGGATATCTCGCCAAGACCGGAACTGGCGAGGTAGCGACTTTCCAGGCAACCGGCAACGGCATGCGTCGCAAGTTCCGGACGCCGGAGGAGCGGTTGGAGCGGGCGCGCGAGATCAGTCGTGCTTCCAAGGCGCGTGCGCGCGCTGCGCGCCTGGCGGCTGAACCCCGGGTCGACAAAATGACCATCAACCGGTCGCGCGTCGCGCAGCGAGCCGGTCTGGCGCCTGCGAAGGCGTGGGGCAAGGAGAAGAACGCTCAGCGGCCGGCCGAGACGGTGGAGGAATTCATGGCCCGTGGCGGCAAGGTGCAGCGCCTGACGGTCAGCTGGGAGCAGCGAGCATGAGCACCCTTGAGCATGCCGCCCGAAGCCACCTGTGCAAAGCCATGAGGTTGCCACCGGACGGCGTCACTGCCGAGCTGATGATGGACCTGTCGATCCCACAGCTTGGCATCGTTCCAACGGCCGCCGCGCTCTGCGCGATCCGAGCGGCCTTGGCCCCGAACTGGAAGCCGATAGCCGAGGCGCCGCAGGACGGCACAAGGCTGATGCTGTGGGACTCGGTGAGCAAGCGGCCGGTGTTCGGGAGCTGGCGGGGTGACAACCCCAAGATCACGCACTTTGCGGCCGAGCCGGCCGGCCCGGAGGAGCCTTCTTGACGGGCCACAACCGGACAGAGAAAGAGGCCCTCAAAAGGCCCGCACTGAATGACCACGATGCGCGATCGCGCGCTGCACGAGCAAACCACCAAGGGGAAGGCACATGGGAATGAACGAGGCACGCGAAATGCTGTCGAGCCGGACGGGGCCGAGGGCATTGAGCTTCAACGGAAGCATCGGTGGACCGAGCACTGAGGAAATCTTGGCCGCCTTGGCGTACGTCCCGGCCGGCCTTGGCCGCGAACTACTGGAGGCCCTGTGGTGGCCGGAGAGTGGTCAGCGGAGGCGCGAGCAGCTGCGCCAGGCGGTCATCTCCCTGGTCGCGCCCGAGTTCACCCGCCAGATGCACGCCCTTGCAGATGCCCGGACTGATTACGGCATCGCCAAAGCCAGCATGGGTTGGTGCGGTGGTTCGGTTACTGAGGCGCAGAGGCGGGAGTTCGTCCGTACCGAGAAGGCGCTGGAAGATGCGCGCGCCGCCGCCTGGCCGAACAACACGATGGAGCAGCTTGGGGTGCTGGCCGGGGCGGTGATCGCAGAAATGGCCGGGGCGCGCGAGTGCTCGCACTGCTGTGGCAAGAGGGTTTTGCTGGACCCGCGCGTCGCAGGTGTCGTGAACTGCGTGGAGTGCGGTGGTAGCGGCCATGAGCCGCTGAGCGGCCGTAAGCGCGCCGCGGCGATCGGGGCCGACTGGTCGGCATACAGCCGGTTCTGGCGCCCGGTGTATGAGTGGATGCTGTGTAGCTTCCGTGCCGCCGAGGCGCGCGCCGCAAGGAAGTTCAACAGGGCTCTTTCCAAGGCTGCATAGCGATGACTTCCCAGGTCATCGGAAACGCGTGCAATCTTCCCAGCATCCAGACGCAAGCCCCGGCCAAGCCGGGGCTTCTTTTTCTGGAGCTGGGCCCTGCGATCAATGACTCGCCCAAGTGCTGTAGATGTACCATCCGATAAGCCACAGGCCGGATCCGAATCCGAGTGCGACGGTTGGTACGAGGATGAACAGCCACGTCCTGTGTGCGCGGCGATTGAAGTCCGTTATCGAAGCCTTGAACTGAGCTACGCCCGCAGGCGAGGGGTCTGCATTTAGGCGTTGATTCGCTAGTTGAACTGCGAATCCCCTCCGTACCGACATGTAGACCTCATAGCCGATGTAGCAGAGCAAGGACAGTAGGAAAAGCGTGCCGATCCACGCGTGGTGTGGTTGGGGTATCACCTGAGCAGACTTACCCCAGAAGGTTAAAAAGCCGGCGTAACCCGCCGCTACGATCAGCTTGGTGTAAGCCTCATTGGCTGATCGTTCCTTGTCCATCAGCTTGTTGAGCGCCTCGGTCTCCTTCTCCGACTCGGCGGTGCGTTGGTGGTTCTGCAGGCTTTCAAGGCCCTTTTCCAACGCCCCTAAACGGCGCTGCGTAAGTTGCTCGGTGTATCGGGCTTCCGGCGATTGATTCATATGCCCCCCCTTGGCTGGTTTGTCCGCTGATTATGCGCAAATCCCCGCCAATTACTGAACTTAAGGACATTCTCAATGGCTGAGATCACTCGCCAAGAGGCTGGCGGCGTGAACGTCGTGGCCTTCCTCGACATGCTTGCCTGGTCCGAAGGTACGGACAACGGTAAGCAGCCCACCAAGGACCGCGGCTATGACGTGATCGTTGGCGGCCAACTGCTCAAAAGCTACACCGACCACCCGCGCGTGCTGGTGGACCTGCCGAAGCTCAAGATCCAGTCGACCGCAGCCGGCCGCTACCAGCTGCTGCGCCGCTACTACGACGCCTACAAGAAGACGCTCGGCCTGAAGGATTTCTCGCCGCTGAGCCAGGACTTGATCGCGCTGCAGCAGATCCGGGAGCGCCGCGCGCTGCCGCTGATCCAGGCGGGCGAGATCGAGGAAGCCATCAAGGCCGTCCGCAAGATCTGGGCGAGCCTGCCAGGCGCCGGCTACGGCCAGCACGAACACAAGCTGGCCGACCTGCTGGCGGTTTACCGCAAGGCCGGCGGGACGGTGGCGCCATGATCGGGGTCGACGTGGATTGGCAGGCAATCGGCACCGCCGTCGGCGGTCTGATGGTTGGGGCGGGCGGTGTGGCGCTGTGGTGGCGCAAGCAGTTCGTAGAGACAGCCAGAGAGGGGGCCGAGGTCAACGTGATCCAGCTGATGCGCGAGGAAGTGACCCGGCTGGGCGAACGGGTTGGCCGCATGGAGGCTAGGGAACTGCGCCTGATTCGCCACATCTACCGGCTGGAAGGGTTGATGCGCGCGGCCAGCCTGGAGCCGCCGCCGTTCGACCCGGACAGCGACACGATTAGAGCAGGAGGTTCGGAATGAACCGGATCACCATCGCGGTTGCTGCCTTCGTCCTGTGGTCAGGCGCAATGTTCGGTGCTGGTTGGGTCTGGCGCGGCGATCGCGCTGAGGGCGCCGAAGCCCGTCAGCAGGCCAGAACCAGTTCCGCCCTGGTGCAGCAGGTCAACCATACCCGTGCCACCGAGCACGCCCAGGCCGAGGAACTGGCCGCCATTGGAGCGAAGCATGAAGAAGACCGCACTGCGGCCGCGACCGTCCCTGCTGCTGTTGTGGCTGACCTGCGTGCTGGCCGTCTCCAGTTGCGCGACGACCTCGCCACCTGCAATACCGCTCGCCTGTCCGAAGCCGTCGCCGGCGCCGTCGAACGTGACCAGGCAGCCCAACTACGAGCAGAGGTCGCGGGCGCTCTTGTTCAAGTCGGACGAGACGCCGACGACCACGTCCGGGCCTGCCAGGCGGTGATCGCAGCTGACCGACAACCGGTGGCGCCATGAACCGCCGGATGCTGGCGCTGGGCCGGTTGAAGGCCGGCGAGATGAACAAGACCGAGGCCGCGTATGCCGAGCGGCTGCGCGCGCTGCAGGCTGCAGGCGACGTGCAGTGGCACCGGTTCGAGGGCCTGAAGCTGCGCCTGGCCGACAACACGTTCTACACCCCGGACTTTGCGGTCGTGGCTGCCGATGGCGTCATGGAGTGCCATGAGGTGAAGGGGCACTGGCAGGACGACGCCCGGGCCAAGATCAAGATTGCCGCGGCCATGTACCCATTCCGCTTCATTGCGGTGAAGGTCAGGCCCAAGCGCGACGGCGGTGGCTGGGAAGTGGAGGAATTCTGATGCACGCGACAGTGACTGCGTCGGTCCGCCTGCGCTGGTGGCTGCGGTGGTATCTGGCTGCCGTGGTGTGGTTTGCCCGCGCTACGGGCATGGAGCCGGACTGGGACCGGGTGGACCGGTGGATACGCCGTGGCCTGGTGCTGCAAACAACGAGGGTTGCTGATGGACACCACACAGGTTAGTGCGCGAGACACGGCGCTTAGTGCTGAACAAGTCGCCCGGAACACTGGGCATCCGGCCTTAGCCATACCACTTGTGGGCAGCACCGACGCTCGAATCGATCGGTTGGTCGGGATCATCGAGCAGCAGGGCAAGCAGATCGCCGAGCTGGCCATGCATGTGGGCCTGCTGGTGCAGGCGGTGGCGCAGCTGCTGGGCGAGGAGGCCGGTGCGCCGGTGCAGGACGAAGGTGCCGAGCCGGAGCGAGTCGACTTGGACGGGAACCCCTACTGATGCCCACCAGGCCACCGCAGCATCGTGCTGCCGGCTGGCGCCCCTACAAGGAGACCAGCGCCCAGGTCCGCAAGAGGCAGGCGCGCCGCGCGCTGCCCACCAACTGCTCGCTGTGGCGCCGGATTCGTGCGGTGGTGCTGGCCCGTGAGCCCCTGTGCAGGTGCTGTGCTGAGCAGGGCAGGGTGCGGGCGGCCACTGAGGTCGACCACATCGACGGGGACGACGGCAACAACGCCGATAGCAACCTGCAGCCGCTGTGCCGGCCGTGCCATAGCGCCAAGACGGCGCGGGAGAACGGCGGGTTCGGCAGGGACCCGCGCCAGCAAGGCGGAGCTGAACGAGCGGCGAGTTATCCACCGAAAGCTGAACGGGATGGGAGGGGGGAGGGTCAAAGTTGAGGGCCTTCCTCGCCCGATACGCGCGCCCCCCTTTCTTCTCGCGTCCGCAGAATTTGAATTTCAGAAATGGGAGGTCCGATGGCTCGCCATCGACAGCCGAGGGAACTGGCCGAGCTGAAGGGCGCGACCAAGAAGGATCCGCAGCGCTACAAGAACGAAGCGCCCAAGACGGATTCGCCATTGGGCAAAGCGCCGGCACACCTTCCGACCGAGGTCGCAGTGGTGTGGAAAGAGCTGGAGAAGTGCGCCTTGCCGGGCGTCTTGACCAGCGCCGACCGTTTCATCATGGAGGTGGCGTCATCGCTGCTTTCCGAGTTCCGTGCCAACCGCGGCGAGTTCGTTGCGGCCAAGTACTCCCACCTGATCGGCTGCCTGGCGCGCCTGGGCCTGACCCCGGCTGACCGTCAGAAGCTGGGGACCGAAAAGACCCCGGAGGGCAACCCATTCGACGAGTTCTGATCCATGACGCCGAGCGAATCAGCCAAGGCATACGCCAAGGGCGTCACGTCAGGAAAGATCCCCGCCGGCGAGTTCATCCGTCTGGCGTGCCAGCGGTTCCTGGATAACCTGAAGCGCAAGGGGGCCGACTGGCCCTACAAGTACGACGCCGAGAAGGCGGACCGCGCGGTGCGCTTCATGGAGAAGATGCCGCACACGAAAGGTAAGTGGGCGGCGCAGAAGCGCCTGCTGGTGCTGGAGCCCTGGCAGCACTTCATCGAGTGCAACCTGTTCGGCTGGGTCCACAAGAAGACCGGCCACCGGCGCTTCCGCCGCGCATACGAGGAGATCCCGCGCAAGAACGGCAAGTCGTTGCGACTGGCTGCCCGTGGCTTGTACCTGTTCTGCGCTGACGGCGAGGCGGGCGCGGAGGTCTACTCGGGCGCTACCAGCGAGAAACAGGCGTACGAGGTGTTCCGCCCGGCCTGGCAGATGGTCCAGAAGCTGCCGGCGCTGCGCGCCCGCTTCGGTATCGAACAGGCGGGCAACCCGAAGAACCCGGGGCCGCTGTTCGTCATGGAGGACATGTCCAAGTTCGAGACGATGATCGGCAAGCCCGGCGACGGCTCTAGCCCGCACGCGGCGCTGGTGGACGAGTACCACGAACATGACGATGACCACATGGTCGACGCCATGGAAACCGGCATGGGCGCGCGCGAGCAACCCCTGCTGTCGATCATCACCACGGCAGGCACGAACCTGTCCGGCCCGTGCTTCGAGATGCGGGGCGATGCCATCCGCATCCTGCGCGGCGAGGTGACCGACGAAACTGTGTTCGCGGCAATCTACTGCATTGACGAGGGCGACCGCTGGGACGATCCGGCGAGCCTGCGCAAGGCCAACCCGAACTACGGCGTTTCCGTGTTCGAGCAGTTCCTGCTCGACCAGCTCGCCAAGGCAAAGCGGTCGGCCAGCAAGCAAAGTGCGTTCCGTACCAAGCACCTGAATGACTGGGTCGGCGCCAAGCTGGCATGGATGAACATGCTGGCCTGGCAGCGGCAGAAACGGCGGTTTGAGGTGTCGGACTTTGCGGGCTGTCCGTGCTGGGTGGGCGTCGATCTGGCATCCAAGCTGGACGTGGCTGCCGTGGTGCTGCTGTTCGAGAAGGGCGATAGCTACTACGTCATTCCCAGGTTCTACGTGCCGGAGTCGGCCGTGGAGGAAAACGAGAAGTACCAGCAGTTCCTGCTGGACGAGCTGATCGTGTCCACGCCCGGGAACATGACGGACTACGCGTTCATCGAAGAGGAGCTGAAAGAGCTTGCGGCACAGGGCGTCGACGTGCGGGACATAGCCTTTGACCCGGCGCAAGCGGCGTACCTGATGACACGCCTTGAACAGGAAGGACTGCCGACCGTGGAGATGGCGCAGTCAGTGCGCAATCTCTCCGAGCCCATGAAAGAAGTGGAGGCGCTGGTCCTGTCG